ATGTCTAGCCATGCACACGCTACAGGCACACCTCCAGAGGGTAACGAGATACTGGCTGCTTATGGTAGAATATGGATAGCTGACTTTGCTACAGATAAATCTACTATCTACTGGTCTGACCTGCTGAACGGCTCAGGCTTCTCTGGTGGCTCTACAGGCTCGTTAGACGTTACCAAGCACTGGCCTAACGGGTATGACGAGATAACGGCTCTGGCAGCCCATAATGGCCTCCTAGTGATATTCGGGAAGAACTCTATCCTTATCTATGAGGGTGCAACAGACCCTTCCTCAATGTCTCTAGCTGATACCGTAGGTAACATAGGCTGTGTTGCTAGAGATACAGTACAGAACGTAGGTACTGACCTTGTGTTCCTTAGCTCTACAGGCGTTAGGTCTTTGGCTAGGACGATACAGGAAAAGTCTGCTCCTCTCAGGGATATTAGTAGGAATGTCAGGAACGACTTAACAACAACACTGGCTGCTGAGACAGGCAACATTAACTCTGTCTACAGCCAAGAGAATGCTTTTTATCTAGTCAACTTCCCATCACAGAACATTGTGTACTGCTTTGACATAAGGAGTCCACTAGAGGATGGAAGTTATAGGGCTACCACATGGAGCCAGATAGACCCTCTGTGTTTCCATAGGCTAGAAGATGGTACGTTATACTTTGGACACAGCACAGGTATCACTAAGTACGAAGGCTATAACGATGATGGCTCTCAGTACACACTGAGCTACTTTAGTAATCCGCTAGACTTTGGTAATGCTGCTAACCTAAAGTTTCTTAAGAAGTTTACTCTTACTATCATTGGTGGGCAGAACACTCAGGCTGTACTTAACTGGGGTTATGATTATAGCTCATCCTATACCAAAGAGACTTTTACTTTTGCTGACAAGAAGATTGCAGAATATGGTGTGTCAGAGTACAACACATCAGATGCAGAGTATTCAGCTAGTATTATTATTAACACTAACGGTTTTAACGGAACAGGTAACGGCACTGTAGTTACTGTAGGTATCGAAGCTACTGTGAATGACGCTCCGTTCTCCATTCAGAAGATAGACATTCTTGCTCTGCTGGGCAGGTTGATATAAAGAGGTAATATAAATGGCTTGGCAAGACTTATTAGGCAGTGCTTTTGACATAGGCTCTCAGGCTGCTCTTACGGAAAGATTAGCAGACCTTCAGAGAGGGGCTGGTGAAAAAGCGTATGAAAGAATAACAGGACTAGGAAGCGAGTTAGCTACTCAGGCTGCTGGTACGTTTAAGCCATTCACTGTATCTACAGGGCTAGGCCCACGTATCTCTGTAGGTCAAGAGGGTGGTGTTACTGTATCTATGCCTGAGTCTCAAGAAGAAGCTGCTAGAGAGATAGCCCGTAGGGGTGGTCAGCAGTTAATGGGAGTCTTAGGCCCAGACAAGCTAGAGCAAGAACAAGCAAGATTACAGGGTATGCTCCTCGGCCCTGACATCGGCACAGCTCAGCAGGATGTCTTTAGCCAGTTACAGGCTCTTCGTGCGCCTGAGCAGGAACGTCAAAGACTAGCCTTAGAAAATCGTCTATTCCAGCAGGGACGAGAAGGTATCCGCACAGCGCAGTACGGTGGTACTCCTGAGCAGTTTGCTATGGAGAAAGCAATCCAAGAACAGCAAGCTGCCGATGCACTGATGGCTAGACAGCAAGCACAGGCAGAGCAACAGCAAAGAGCAGGTCTTATCGCTGAAGCACTAGGACAGGGAAGACAGCAGCAGGCTCTACAGGCTGAGCTAGGACTTGGTGGAGTACAGGCTGCTTTCTTACCTCAGCAACAGGCGCTGAGTCTACTGAGTGCTGCTACACCGTTCTCTGAGCTAGGCACTAGAGCTGGTTTGCAAGGTGTAATTACTGAAGGAGAGCTAGGCTTAGGAGGCTTGCAAGCTCTTACAATGGGAGAAACCACTGCTGCTGCTACTGAGCAAGAGTACCTTAGAACTCTAAGAGATGCTCTTTTTGGTGGAGGTAATCAAAGTACACTTTCTGAAATACTCTTTGGAACAAGACCTACTGAGGCTACTCCTATCTTCGGTGAAGGCGGTCTCTTTGGTACAATTTTTGGTGGTAATGCGTAATGGCTAATGTTGATTTTACAAAAGCACTTTCTCCTTTGTTAGACTTTGGAGCTGCTACAAAAGCTACTACTGCTACAAGGCCTGGTACATCTCCTGAAAGCCTGTTCAGCGGTACTTCTTCAACTACTTTGAGCTACCCTCAGAGAACTAAACAAGAAGAAATGAGTAGTGCTATACGAGGTATGTTTGGTCTTGACACTAAGACTCAAACAGAGAGACAGATAGATGCTGTTAATCAGCAGAGGCAGGACACTGCTTATATGCAAAAGGCTGCTGATATACTTAGAATTAATACTGCAATGAGTACAGTTGATGACCCTGAGATAAAAAGGAGGCTGAGCAGTTTAAGTCCTCTGGTAGCAACAGGAACATTAAAATCAGATAAACTCGGTGAGGAGCTGGATAAGATACTAGCGCAAGGAAGGGCAAGAAAGCTATCCCCTAAAGATAAAGCAGCTTTGTTTGAGAGGTTTACTCCAGACAGTATTAAGAAATATGAAGCTGGAGAAGGTAGTCTAATTCCTTTAGAAGAAAAGCTATCTCCTAAAGATAAAGCAGCTTTATATAAGGACTTTACTCCAGCCAGTATTAAGGCTTACGAAGCAGGAACAGGTAACTTAGTTCCTCTAGAGGAAGAAGAAGGACTTTCTGCTAAAGATATAGCAGGTTTATATAAGGACTTTACTACGGAAAGTGTCCAGGAGTTTGCAGCAGGTACTGGAGATTTAGTGCTTAGAAAAGACCCCAACGAGCTATCTCCTAAAGATATAGCAAATTTACATAAGGACTTTACTCCAGACAGTATTACTGCTCACTTAGCTGACGGGTCTCCTTTAGTTCCTCTCAAGCAAGGCATGACTCTTACCGCTGATATTAAAAACATTATGTTTGCTTTGGGAACAGACGACCCTTCTAACCCTCAAGTTATGGAGCAACTAGATAAACTTAATAAGTCTAAAATAAGAGCTAATGAAGGGCTTAGTAAGTTAGAAGAAAGAACAGAAGCTGCCAGCTTTATTATAGACTTCCCAGGGTATTCAGATGCTTCTGAGCAATATACCAGAGCTAGGAGTATTATAGATAGTATTCCTACTGTAAAGAAAGAGAAAGGAGCTTATCAGCTTGTCGCTGCTATGATGGGGCAGCTTTATGATAATGACGTAAGGGCAGCCAGTATTATTCAAAACTTCCTCAGGCAGAAAGATATTGCAACTAAAGTAAAAGACTGGCTATATGTTGTTGGTTCAGGTATCCCAACTGAGGACAGCATAGATACTATTGAAGAACTAGCTGACACAATGAAGACCTTTTACCAAGGAGAGCTGAATGCAAAGATTGACGCAGCAGGGCTAGTATTTGGAGAGGTAATGTCTTTAGAAGCTATACAGGCAGCACAGAGAGGAGTAAGGCTAGGCGCGGGTCTTCCTGTAGATTCCCCGTTACCTCCTCAGTCTGACCCCGATTCTCCTCAAGAAGAACGTACTCAAGAAGACATCTTAAAACAGTATGGCGTAGAACTATAGGTAGTTTTGAATGGCTGATTATACAATAGAAGAGATGAAAAAAGCTCTTATCAACGCAGATAAAGCAGGAGATATTGAGTCTGCCCAGCGCATAGCTTCTATGATAAAGGAGACACAAGCTAGTGGAGCCTCTTCTTGGACTCCTGCAAACCCTTATGAGATAGCTGTAGAGGAAGAAAACACTGGGTTTATTAAAGAACAAACTAAACTGGGGCTTGCTGACGCAGCCTTTAATGCTGTTAATACTATTTCTCAGCCTTTAGCTGCTTGGCTCTTTGACCTTCCTGCGCCTACTCAAGAAGACCTTACTGGTAATTTAAGCCGTGAGGAAGTTAAAAGAAGAGACCAAGAGTATCAAATTGCTTTAGAAAATTCTAAGAGGGAATTTGCAGGAGACTTATTAGACTACGTTGAGACTATCCCTGACTCAGACTTTGAAAGACTAGCTGGTTATGCAACGAGGACGTTAGCAGGAGACCCTGTGATGTCTGTTGTAGGAGCGAAAGGTAAACTCGGTTTATTAACTGAGCTAGCTTACAGTGGCTCTGCTGCGTTTTTTGGAGCTGCCGGAGCAGAAATAGGGCGTGATATAGGAGAAAGAAACGAATGGAGTGACTTAGCTACTAATGCGCTTTCTGCTACTTTCGCTACTATCCTTGGCATGGGGGGCTATGCTGCGCCTGGTGCTGTTTTTAGAGGAGGTAAGACTGTTGTTTCTCCTATTATAAAAAATAGAAGAGACACAAAGAAGGCTTTAGATAAGATAGACGAAGCAGCTACTATCGTAGCAGACTCTCAAGTCAACACTATGATAAAGAAAGCAGTGTCAGAAAATGCTAACTTAGGAGACGAGCTGAGAGCAACTAGAGCCTTAGCTTCTGAAGTACCTGAAGTAGTATTACCTGCTGCTGCTCTGGCTTACGACAACCAGATAATAAAGAAAAACACAGATTCTTTCATGCAAGCTAATGCTGAGTTTAGAGGAGACATAAAAAAGACACTAGAAAGCAACACAGCAGCAATAAACAAGAGAGCTGAGCAGCTTTTTGGTGACAGCGCCCCAGAGACTTTGCAGAAGAACTTGCTTAAATATAATAGAAACTATGTCTCTACTCTTAACAACGTGCAGAAAAGAATAAACAAGATAGACGAGGCTATTGAAAACACAGCCAGTAAGCTGCGGTCAACAGAAAACTCTTTAACAATCGGAGAGCGCACGAAGGGGCTCTTAGATGCAAAGATAAAAGCTGTTGGGGAGAAAGCCGGAGCAAAGTATAACTTTGTATTAGACAAGTATGAAGGACTAGGCGTAAAGATGCCAGGGTCTTCTGTTAAGGAAATATACAAAGTGGCTGAAGATATGAAAGCTGTTAATGCTTTTCAGGATATGCCTAAAATATACAACAAGATAAAAAGAAACTTCTCTCCTGAAATTAAAGTCATCGATGGAAAGAAGTATCGTGTTTTTAACTCAGTGTCTTTAAAAGAGGTTGACTCACTTAAGCGAGAAATAAACAAAGCAGTTAGGCTAGCGAGCGATGACCTTAAAAGAACAACTCTAAGGGATTTAAAGACAGAACTAAAGAATCAGATAGGCAACACTGACCTTAAGTTTGCTAAGGAATACTTCGGTGTAGATGAATGGTATTACAAAAACGCTGGTATTCCTCTTAACTCTCAAGGATTAAAGACTTTAGATGCTAAGAAGTTTGCTGAAGAAGCAGGAACACAGTTGCTAAAGAAAGAAGTAGCTAGGGACTTCTTAGATTACACTGGAGCAGAGGGCGTTCCAATTGTAAGGGAAGCCCTGTTAGTTAAACTTGGGGATAGTGCTTTTAAGAAAGATGGCTCCTTCAGTCCCGAAACCTATGCTGCCTTTTTAAATAGAAACAGAGAAACTATAAAGAGAGTCCCAGGCTTTGAAAGAGAGCTAGCTGACATAGGCAAAACATTAGATTCTTATCTAGCAACTAGAAGCAGAATCAATGAAGACTATGCAAGGGTGTCTAAAAAACTTACCGATAATATGTTTTCCAGCGTATATAAGAAAGGTTTAGATTCTGTAGTGAATGAAATCTTAAAGAAGCCTGAGCTAAGTAATAAGTATTTTGATACTTTAAGCAACTTAACAGCCAACGAAGCAAGAGCTGCTAAGCAAAGTGTTAGAGCTGCCTTGTTAGCTAAAGCCCTAGACTCTACAGAAGGAACTATTAGTTTTATAACCAAGAACAAAACAGCGTATGAGAAGTGGATGGGGCCACCACGTAAAACACCCGAAGCACCAGGCTACCTTGAGCAGATAGAGAGGCTAGGCCGAGTCAACGACCTAAATAAAAGGATAAAACCAGAGAACATTCCTTATGCTTTCTCAGCAAAGCAAGAAGATGTGTTATCCGAAGCTACTGGCTCTTCCTTTCCTATGATGGGTTCTTTGTTTAGAGATAGGATAAGCAGTGGGTATCAGAAAATATCTATTATACTTTCTCGTTTCTTTGCTAAGAAGACTCACGACTCAAGAGATAAAGCCTTGTCTGCTCTTTTGTTAGACCCAGATGCTATTGATACTATTAGTAAGGTAGCAGACGCTTATAGTAAAAACAAACTTAGCGTAGAGGACTTTACAAAGTCAATAGGAATGGCTGGTCTTAAGCTAGGTAAAGCTGGCTACCTTGGAGTGGCAGCAGCGGAAACTGTTGAGAGTGACGCTATGGCTGGTATGACGGAGTAAAAAAAAACCTACCTAGCCAGAGACAAGACGGAATCTACTGACTAGGCAGGTGGAGGAGACAGAAGATATGACAGTCTTCAGTACTTATACTACAAGGTACTGATTAGTCTGTCAAGATACCATTTACACTTTTCTAAGTCTTGCTTAGTCTTACCCTTATACATACACCGCCAAAGATACTTTAACGCATTTCCCCGCAAATAACCCTGGAATTCCTCACCGCTTAGTGTCGAGCTAATAGCTTCGATACACTCGACAGCTCCTGTATTATAATGTGCAGGACTGTCGACTTCTTTGTCTGACTCCGGCACTACCTCTCTGTATAGTGCCTCATCCTTCTCTTCTCTTAGCTTCTTAGCTACCTCATCCCACTCCTCTGGTGTAGCATCGTCTATGCTATCTTTGATGATAGTCCAAGTTGCTCCAGGGTGTAGGTTGTGACAGTCCCCTTCTAAGCGAATAATCCACTGCTTTCCTAAGTCGTTGGTAATGACAGCATCTCTGTCACCTTTGCTCAGCACTGTGTACTCTTTGTTGTTACTTAGGCAACCTGCTGCTACTTTGTCTGATTTAACTTTCATATTGATTTCCCTTCTGGTTTAGGCATCCCCTTAGCAACCTCCTGAGAGACCGTATAAGACCGCTGGAGAGCTTCTAAGATTTCATCTACCCCAGTACATTCCTTTACTTCAACGTCCTTCACGGCTCTTAGGCATTGTTCTAGTGACGGATAGTAACTGGTTCTCTGTTGTTCCTTTGCTTCCTTTGTCTTTTTGTTGATTCCTTTATAGGTTTCTACTAGATGATAGCAATAATTGTCTGCTAATATCTGGAATCTATCATTGACTGTGAACAATAGCTTAGCTTTAGGTGTCATACTTACTCCTCAAATAGTTGATAGACACAGGCATCTCATCGAAGCTCCCGTTATCTATCTCGTTTAACATCCAGACACCTGACCAGCTACCGTTAGTCTGTGGTGTCAGGTAATCCTCATCATGCTGGTAGTAGATACCTGCAAAGATTCCTGTGACTGCTGCTCCGTCTGCCTTCCTAGCGAAGGCTATGTCTCTGTCTTGTACGTGGCCTTGGACACACGACATCATCTTCTTCTGAAGCAGTAGCTTAGCATTAGATACAGGACGGCCCATAACACCGCTAGTAAAGTAATGACTATATACAATGCCATCCAGAATAACTGGCTCAAGAAAATCATAGACTTCCCAGCCCATCTCTTCAAGCTGTAAATCATCATAGCTTATCAGTCCCTCCAGCTTAGCATCTGACTCTACTGCTCTCTCTATCCTATGCTCGTGGTTGCCTAAGCAGAACACCAGTCTAGGGTTCCATCTCTTACG